AGTGTTACATCCGGAAATGTTGACAACTTTGAACAATACAAGTATATTATAGGTCAAATTAATGCACTAGAATTAGTGCGACAGGATATCTCTAACCTGCTAACTGCTAAGGAGCAAAAAGATGAGCACAGTGGAACCGTTATCGACATCGGGCGACACACCAAAACTTAAACCAGCCCTACAAGAAAAATATCAAAAAGAAAAAAAAGAATTAAAGGAAAGACCTAAAAATTTTGCCAACGAAATGGAGAAGCTTCCATTACCTGTTGGATGGAGAATTTTAGTACTGCCTTTTGAAGCGTCAAAAAAGAGTAAAGGAGGAATTATTTATTCTGATGACGCTGTAGAAAGAGCATCTATTGCATCCACTTGTGGAAATGTATTGGCTGTGGGAAACCAAGCCTATGATAAAGAAAAATTTCCAGAAGGCCCGTGGTGCAAGAAGGGAGATTGGGTAGTGTTTGCACGCTATGCAGGATCCCGTATTAGAATACAAGGCGGAGAAGTACGTTTGCTGAATGACGACGAAATTCTAGCAACCATCAAGAATCCAGAGGATATCTTGCATGAAATATAAACATAGGAAGGAACTATGCCAGAAGAAGAAAAAAAATCTAGCACTAAGCTAGTCGATATAGATACATCAGGCCCCGAGGTCGATGTAACTGTACCAGAAGTAAAAGAAGAAGTAGTAACAGAAACGGAGACACATGAAGAAACTACTAAAGACAGTCCTATCACCGATGACACACCTGAGAAATCAGATGAGCGCGTGGATGTTCGAGATAGCGAGGACGATCAAAAACAAAGTCCAGCGAAAGAGGACGAAAAACTAGAAGAATATAGCAGAGGAGTTCAAAATCGTATCTCTAAACTGACACGCAAAATGCGTGAAGCAGAACGTAGAGAAGCAGCGGCTTTGGATTATGCACAAGCTGTAGAATCTAATAGAAAAGAAATGGAATCTCATTTTGTAAAAAGAGATTCTGTATCTAATAAAAAGCTTGAAGAAAGTGTAAAAACAGGAATGGAAGCAGCAGAAAAAGAATTAGCTGGTGCCATTGAATCTGGAAATGCACAGGCTCAAGTTGAAGCAAATAAAAGAATTGCTTCTCTTGCTTTTGAAAATGCTAAAATTCAACAAGCAAAAGAATATCAGGAGGAAGTTGAGAAACAAAAACCTCAACGTAGACTTTCTGATGAACAATATCTACCAAGGAGAACTCCTACACAGTTACCGGATCCTGATCCTAAAGCTGAAGATTGGGCGTCTAAAAACAGATGGTTTGGTTCAGACCGAGCTATGACGTTTACCGCGTTTGAGATTCATAAAGATTTAGTGGATAAGGAAGGTTTTGATCCTAAATCAAAAGAATATTATAAGGAAGTTGATCGAAGGATAAAGGTTGACTTTCCGCATAAATTTGATAAAGGTGGTAGTGTAAATACGTCCGAACCCGTTCAGACGGTTGCTTCTGCGAAAAGAAGCGTTAAACCAGGACGCCAAACTGTGAGACTCACTTCCTCACAGGTAGCAATTTGCAAAAAATTAGGAGTGCCACTTGAAGAGTATGCGAAACAATTAAAAATCACGAAGGAGGCATAAGCATATGACAAACGATAAAAAAACTTCCCGTGCGAACCAAACAAGGTCTAAATCTGAAAGACCAAAAGTATGGGTTCCACCATCATCTCTAGATGCACCACCAGCGCCTAAAGGCTTTAGGCACAGATGGATACGAGCTGAAAGTGTTGGCTTTGATGACACTAAGAACATCGCAGGTAAATTAAGATCTGGATGGGAATTAGTGAGAGCTGACCAATATGAAGGTTCGGACTATCCTGTTGTTAAAGACGGAAAATACGCTGGGGTAATTGGAGTTGGTGGCCTATTGCTGGCTAGGATACCTGAAGAAATTGCGAAGCAACGTACTGAATATTTCCAAAAACAGACGGAAGCTCGGGACGAAGCAGTTGACAACGATTTAATGAGGGAACAGCACCCAAGTATGCCGATCAATATTGATCGACAGACACGTGTAACCTTCGGTGGTACAAAGAAAAGTTAATTCTTTAACCAACGATTTATATTAACCGTTTACAGGTAAAACTGTAAACACCAAGGAGCAATACTATGGCAAATAGAAACACAGCCGGGTTCGGATTACAGTCTGTAATGAGAGTTGGAAATACTCCAGCTATTCAAGGACAGTCTGCATATGAAATCGACGCTGCTGAGTCTGCTGCTATTTACAATGGAGAACCTGTAAAAATTGATATTCACCCTCAACTGGTGGATATATCGTTACAGCCGCTGCTGGGACAGCTGCTGTAGGAAGTTGAATGGAGTATTTTATAATGCTGCAACAACTTTAAAACCTACATGGGCGAATTACTACGCAGGAGCAATCACTCCAGCAAATAGTGAAGACGTTACAGCGTTTGTTAACGACGACCCGCTTCAGGAGTTTATGATTGGTACAGATGCCACATTAGGAGCAACTCTAGCATTAAGAAAATCTAAAATTGGATTAACTTATGCTACAACTGCTAGTGCTGGTAGTACGTCCAATGGTAAGTCATCTTTAACTCTAGGCATTTCAACTGCAGCAACAACTGCTAAGCAATTGAGATTGGTTAGAGTCGCGGAAGACCCTGAAAATGAAGACCAAACAGCCGCTTATTGTTCAGTGATCGTTAAGGTAAATTTACATTTATACCTTACTGGTCAACTGGCAACAGGATTATAGGAGCATAAATGGCAATATCACGAGCACAGCTAGTCAAAGAACTAGAACCAGGCCTAAATGCACTATTTGGGCTGGAGTACAAGCGTTACGAAAATCAACACGCTGAAATATACGTTACAGAATCATCTGACAGAGCTTTTGAAGAAGAAGTTATGTTATCTGGTTTTGCGAACGCTGATGTAAAAGCAGAAGGTCAAGGCATTTCATACGATGAAGCGCAAGAAACCTACACTGCACGTTACACTATGGAAACGATCGCGCTTGCTTTCGCTATAACTGAAGAAGCTATCGAAGATAATCTCTACGATAGACTAGCTTCTAGATATACAAAAGCATTAGCAAGATCTATGTCTAACGCAAAAGAAGTTAAAGGCGCATTACCTTTGAACAACGGATTAGTATCCGTAGCTACGTTCAAATCTGGTGATGGAGTAGCATTATTCAGTACAGCACATACGTGCTCAACTGGACCTAATGTTGCAAACACTTTATCGACTCAAGCGGACCTTAACGAAACATCATTGGAGCAGTCTTTAATAGACATCGCTGCAATGACGGACGAAAGAGGTTTGAGAATTGCAGCTAAAGGAGTTAAAATGATAATTCCTTCTGCAAATCAGTTCAATGCTGAGAGATTGATGAAATCTCAAGGTAGAACTCAGACAGCTGATAATGACATCAATGCAATCAACAGTATGGGAATGATCCCACAAGGTTATAGAGTTAATAACTTTTTAACTGATGCTGATTCTTGGTATGTAATTACAGACGTTCCAAACGGTATGAAAATGTTTTCAAGAACTCCATTGAGTACATCAATGGAAGGAGACTTTGATACTGGTAACGTTAGATACAAAGCTAGAGAAAGATACTCATTTGGAGTATCCGACTATAGAGGTATCTTTGGCGTTGAAGGTGCGTAACCTAAACTAATTAATGAGGCCGAACACAATTCGGCCTCATTTTAAAAATACAGTAATAATATGAAAAAATTCCTCATAAATATCTGGGCATATGATTATCACGCTAAATTTGAAATTGTAGCGGAGGATAATGCTCTTTCCGTTGAAAAATCAATCCTTGACAAGCTAGGAGAAAAGAGTATAAAATGGGAATCAACGGGAATGTATCGACATACCCGGAGAATAACCTATGAGGAGGTTATAAATGACACAAGACCTATACACTACAAAACGGTCCTTGGAGTTAGAGTGGCAACAGGAACACCTGAAGGAGGGCAAATATAATATTAACATGTCCTACATTGATAAAAAAATTCAGGAAATTGTAAAAGAAATCATTGCCAAAGAGTTCGAAGAATCTACTATCCGTAATAAAGTAGATGAATCCAAGGCTCAAGTTTCGATAGCCACTTAAGCGCTATCAAAAATCACTTTTTTTCCTAAGGATACCTTGCGCTGTATTAAAATTTAGCGTATAAATCATTCACTATACAATTATTAATTTGATGTAGACGAGTATAGTCGACGGCCTAAAGACTACATCATATAAATTAGGAGGAATATTATGGCAAACACAACGTTTAATGGTCCGGTTAGATCCGAAAAAGGATTTCAACAGGTCAATAAAAACACTTCAACAGGAGTTTATACTGCAAGAACTCTGGGACTAAAACCAGATCTTACTAGTTTAACTGCTACTACTGTTGCAGCAGCGACATCATTAACTTATACAGCTAATGTAATTACTATTACCAACTATACAGGTGCTCAAGCTCAAGCGGTGACAATGCCGTCAGCAACAGTCGGAACTATAGTAGTACATCTTCAATCAGATGACACAGCGGGTGGAACAGCTGCTCTTTCCTTTACGTGTGCTGGTGATGAT